ATCTGTTATAGAGCACAATCATCAAACTATAGATAAGAATGGTTTAAATTCAGAAACAGACAAAGGTACAGCAAATCTCAAAGATTGGCATTTTGCGTTTAGAGCTTTTGATACAAGAGGTGGTGGTTTAATGTCTGGCTTTATAGGAGGAAGGAAATAATGAAAACACAACTATTAGCAACATTTTGTAAGAGAAATAGATTATACGAATCAATAGATTTGATTATAGCTTGTAACGATATAGTATTTGATAAGATATATGTATTTCAGAACGAAAACGATTATCATCAATTGATATGTACATATAATATAGAAATATCTGATGATTTTATCGATGGTACAGTAGATACAATTTCTATACACAGAAAGAAACAATCAAATTCATTATACACAATTAATGCACTTAATGAGTTAGTTAAGAAACTAAACAATGGTGTATTAGATAATTCATTCCCAATACCCTGGGAAAATTATAGAAATCGCATGTTATTGACAAATGATGAAGGCTTATATGAAATACCAACAAGAGTATATTCTATCATACATACAAAAACATGGAAATCTGATTTTGATGAGAAATAAATTATGCCAACTATAGAAGAAATAAAAACAGCATTAGGTGGTGCTAAATCATCTAAAATTCAGGAATCATTCCAGAAGTATTCAGCAGAATTACCAAGTTCTGCAAAATTATTTGCACCTATTGAAAAATTGGAAGGTGAGATAAGAGATAAAGATAAGATTATTGAAAATTTAAAGAATGAGTCTATTGAATTAAAGAACCAAGTTTCTAAAGTAGAAGAAGAGAAATCTACTATTTTAAAAGAATTAGAGAAATCAAGATGGTTAGAAAGTAAAGCTGTCGTAGCAACAAAAAAAGTATATGACGATAAAGTTGAAACAATTATTAATGAAAATGTAGATTCAAAGATAATCCCTGTGTTAACAGCCGTTGGAAGAAGAAAACAAGGTAATCAACAATTAACTTGGAGTAATTGGTTAAAGATAACTGAGAATAGGTATTTGTTCCAAGTAAATGAAAGTATAGCTAAAAGTGTTTATAACTCTACCAATGACTATATACATAAGAAATTGGGCATGATGGAGAAAAGCCCACCACGCGGAGGCGGAGTTCCAGCTATTAAAATTTACGGACTTGACTTTGATGGTCTTACTAATGAAGTTACAACTAATTTTTCAGGTAGTGGTGCTACACCTTTAAATAAAACCTATTCGTGGTGGATGAAATCAACTGAAACCGCTAGGAATTATTCTGTATTTGGTTATGGTACTAATAAAAGAGGAACTTTCACTCCAAATTTTAGTAGTGGTAGGGTTTTAATGTGGAATGGAAATAGCTGGTATACATATTGGGATGATACTTCTGCTCAAGATGATGGTGAATGGCATCATTGGATGGTATATAATGATGTAGAAACAATAGTAGATTCTAAATTATATGTAGATGGAACATTACAAAATGTAGAAAGAAATGTTACATCTGGAACAGTATCAAATTTATTAACTTACACACAACCATTAACTATTGGTGCATATAAAAATAATTCAACTAATACTGGTCATCATTTTGAAGGTTCTATAACAAACTTTGCAGTATACTCAGGAGATAAAACAGATGATGCTTCTGCTCATTATAATAATGGAACACCTAAAGATTTAAGTGGTGAATCAGATTTACAAGGTTATTGGAAAATGGACGAGGGTAAAGGTTCAACTGTAACTGATCGAAGTGGTGAGGGTAATGATGGTACAATTGACGGAGCATCATGGTTTACAATATTGGATACACAGGGGCGTGAAGGCGTATCGTTAAAAATTTGATTTTGAAGAAAAATAAAATGTATTTTGGGGAATATATATAATACTTATTTATGTATGAAAATGGTTACACAAGTAACAATAACAATTGAACAATTAAACTTAATTAATAACAAATAGGAGATATCAAATGGATATTAACGCATTGAAGAAGCGTCTAGGTCAACTTCAAATCACAAACAATCGTACCTCAAATCTATGGAAGCCTTCGCCAGGCACAACTCAAGTAAGAATCGTACCTTATAAACACAATAAGGACAACCCTTTCATCGAGTTATTTTTTCATTATGATTTAGGTAGAAAATCTTATCTCTCACCAATGTCATTTGGTCGTCCTGACCCAATCGAAGAGTTTTCTCAAAAACTTAAAGCTTCGGGTAATAAGGAAGACTATCAATTAGCTCGTAAGATCGAATCTAAAATGAGAACGTTTGCTCCAGTAGTAATTCGTGGTGAAGAAACACAAGGTGTTAAGTTTTGGGGTTTTGGAAAGACAGTTTATCAAGAACTACTTTCTATTATAGCTGATCCTGATTACGGTGATATTACTGATCAAATGAATGGTCGTGATATTACAGTAGAGTTCAAGACAGCTGAAGAAATTGGTGCTTCGTTTCCAAAAACAAATATCAGGGTTAAACCAAATCAAACCCCGATTACGGAAGATGCTACTCTTCTTGAAAATCTAATGGATAACCAAAAGGATATTACTGAAATTTATCAGGAACAATCTTATGATGAACTTACAGAAGTTCTGAATAATTGGTTAAACCCAGAAGAATCAGAAGAATCAGAAGAGAAACCTGTAACTAAATCCGAAGTTAAAGAAGATGTAAAATCAACTGAGGATGTTTCAGCAGCATTTGACGATCTGTTTAATAACTAATAGAAGACAAGTAAGTTGGGGGGTGAGAGTTCCGACTTTCGCTCCCCTAAGTTATATAAATTTAGGAGACATTGTATGTCAACAAGAGACGAATTGGCAGGGCAACTTGCCGCTAGTTTAAATAAAACTTTTAAAGATACTAAAGTTGCTTATTTTCTTGATGGTAGTGATACAACACCCACCGATATAAAAGAATTTATTTCTACAGGTTCTACATTATTAGATTTAGCAATTTCTAATAGACCACACGGTGGAGCTGCAGTAGGTAGAATTACAGAAATCAATGGATTGGAATCGAGTGGCAAATCATTAGTTGGTGCACATCTTTTAGCTGAAACTCAGAAAAAAGGTGGTGTAGCAGTTTATATAGATACTGAAACATCAGTTAGTCAAGACTTTTTAAAAGTTATTGGTGTAGATGTAGGTAGTATGTTATATCTACATTTAGAAACAGTTGAAAATATATTCCAGGCGGTTGAAGAAATCGTATCTAAGGTTCGTGAATCAGATAAAAATAGGTTAGTAACCATTCTTGTAGATTCACTTGCAGCTGCATCTACAAATGTAGAGATGGAAGCAGATTTTGATAAAGAAGGATGGGCTACTTCCAAAGCAATTATTGTTTCAAAAGCATTAAGAAAGATTACTCAAATGATTGGTAGACAAAGAATTGCTCTTGTGTTTACTAATCAATTACGTGCTAAGTTAGGGGTTATGTTCGGTGATCCTTGGACTACAAGTGGTGGTAAAGCACTACCATTCCACGCATCTACAAGAATTAGATTGAAAAACAAAGGTCAGATTAAAGATGCTAAGAAGAATACGATTGGTATGACGATACTTGCACAAGTTGTCAAGAATCGTTTAGGTCCACCTTTGAGAAGTTGTGAGTTCCCTCTATATTTTGAGAGTGGTATTGACGATGTGGGTAGTTGGTTAAAAGTAATGAAAGACCATAAGATTGTAAAACAAGCTGGTGCTTGGTATACTATAATCGATCACTTAGGAGCAGAACACAAATTTCAATCAAAAGAATTCGGAGAGAAGTTATCAGATCCTGATTTCAAAACATTTGTTTATGACCAAATTTGCGAAAAAGTTATATTGAAGTATGATATGAAAGATATAGGAATTGATGATGTGATTGAAACAGATGAGGTAGTTGGTGAATAATGTCAAATGCCAGATACCTTTCAATCCTGAATGAGATAAAGAAAAAAGGTGGTTCTGTAGACTTTCAGAACACAAATAAGAAAGTCTTAATAGTCGACGGTTTGAACACTTTTATTAGAGTGTTCAGCGTAATGCCGACTCTAAACGAAAACGGTATTCATGTTGGTGGCATTGTTGGTTTCCTTAAAAGTATAGGATTTGCCATAAATATGTTTAATCCCACCCGAACTATCATTGTATTTGATGGTAAGGGTGGGAGTAACCGCCGTCGTAAATTATATTCTGAATACAAAAATAAACGTAGAACTTCTTACAGAGTCAATAGAGTAGATAATATTGGTGGTAATATTGATGATGAAAGAAAAAATATGTATATGCAGCTCAGAAGAGTTGCAGATTATCTTGAATTATTACCATTAACCACTATATCCGTAGATGGTATCGAAGCAGATGATGCTATAGCATATATTGCAAAAAATGTAATCAAAGATGGTGAGAAAGTCATTATGTCAACCGATAAAGATTTCTTACAGTTAGTATCTGATGATATCAAAGTTTGGTCTCCCACAAAAAAGAAATTATATGATAGAGAAGCAGTTTTAGAAGAGTATTGTATAACTGCAGAGAACTTTATTATGGCTAAAATATTTGAAGGAGATAAATCTGATAATATAAATGGTGTCAAGGGAATAGCAACTAAAACTTTGGTAAAAAACATACCATCTTTGAGTGAAGAATCTAATAATTATAATTTACAGGAGATATATAAATACGCACATCAACATAAAGATGATGGTAATAATTTTTTTGTTAAGATACTACAGAATAAAGAATTACTTGAGCGTAATTATAAATTGATGCAATTAGAAGATGTAAATATTAGTGCTTCAACTAAAACAAAATTAATTGATGTAGTTAGAGGTCCTATAAGAAGGTTAATAAAATATAAATTCGAAACCATGTTCATGGAAGATAGATTATTTCAAAATTTGCCAAATGTAAGTAGTTGGTTAGCTCAGAATTTTACCACGATGGATAAATATGCGGAGCAAACTAATGGGTAGGAAAAAAAGATATTTTACTGTTAAGGAAAAGAAAGAAGCTCAAAAAAAATGGCAAATGGATTACTATTATAGAAATAAAGAAGATATTCTGAAGAAAATGAAAGAAAAATACAGACAACGGAAATTAAATTTAGGTAGATCAAAATTGACAAAGGAGTTATATGGAGAATAATTCTTTAACTCAGTTTGGAACAAGTTTTCAATCAAAGATTATTACGTCTTGTTTAATAGATACTATGTTTTTACAAACTGTTATGGAAGTTCTTCAGCCAGAATACTTTGAGTCTGATGCAAATAGTTGGATAGTTAAAGAAATATATAAATACTTTGTAAAATATAAAACTACACCAACATTAGAAGCTTTAAAGATAGCAGTAGATGATGTAGAGAATGATGTATTAAAATTAACTATTGTTGAAGCATTAAAAGAATCTTGGAGATATAGAGAAGCAAATGATTTACCATTTGTTCAAGAAAAAACATTAGAATTTTGTAAAAATCAAGTTCTCAAATCTGCTATATTAGAATCTGCTAATCTTCTTGAAAGTCAAAATTATGATGGTATAAAAACAGTTATAGATGCTGCTATGAAAGCAGGAACTCCTGTTGATATTGGACATGATTATAATGTAGGTATTGAAGAGAGATTGACTAAATCTACAAGAATTACTATAAAAACGCCTTGGGATATAATAAATGAAGTTATGGATGGTGGATTGGGTGAAGGAGAGTTGGGTGTTGTAGTTGCGCCAGCAGGTGTTGGTAAGACTTGGTTACTTCAGACAATTGCAGCAGGCGCAATCAAGAGAGGATTTACAGTAGCACATTATACCTTAGAATTAAATGAAACATATGTTGGTTTGAGATATGATACAATTTTTAGTGGTATATCCACACAAAATATTAAGTTTCAAAAAGAAGAAGTTAAAAAAATAATTGATTCACTTGAAGGTAGAATGATTATTAAATACTATCCAACACGTGCAGCAACTGTTAATACACTTTCAGCACATTTAAAACAATTAGAATTGAAAAGTATAAAACCTGATTTAGTTATAGTTGATTATGCAGATATATTGAGAGATAATAGTGGTATGAGAGAGGTAAGGCATCAGTTAGGTGCTGTTTATGAAGATTTAAGAGGATTAGCTGGTGAGTTCAAAGTTCCAATATGGACTGCATCACAAGCCAATCGTTCAGCGTTAGAAGAAGAAGTGATTGAAGCAACAAAGGTTGCAGAAGCATATAGTAAGATTATGATAGCTGATTTTGTGTTGAGTATAAGTAGACAAGCACAAGACAAGTTAAGTCATACTGCAAGATGCCACATTATCAAAAACAGATTTGGTATTGATGGTATAACTTACCCAATGAGTATGAATACTAATCTCGGTAAGATAGATATCTATGCTGGTAATAGTCAACCAGGTAAAGAACAACAAGGTAAAATGGATAATAGTGAAGAATTTAAGAGACAATTATTAGCAAGCAAGTATAAAGATATGAAAAAAAGTGAAGTAGAAGGCTTCGAGTAAAACTAATAAGAAAAAATTATTTAAAAATCATAAAAATTTTAAATAGTTTGTTTTTAATTTAATATATATAATAGTTATATTTTGGGAAGGGTTAATAAAGGAAAACATTGGAGCCAGAAATAGTGGAAAAATTTAAGTTATCGGAAAATTTTATAAATAAATATAAGAAAAAAAAACCACCATTTGGTTTTAATGGATTAGGTGAATTAGTTTATATGAGAACCTATTCTCGTATTAAAGAAGATGGAAAAAATGAGAGATGGTGGGAAACAGTTCAAAGAGTTGTAGAAGGAACTTACTCAATGCAAAAATCCCACATTGATTCATATCAGTTGGGTTGGAATGCATGGCAAGCTCAAAAATCAGCTCAAGAAATGTATGAGAGAATTTTTAATATGAAATTCCTACCACCTGGTCGTGGGTTGTGGGCTATGGGAACACCAATCACCGAAGAAAAAGGTCTTTATGCGGCACTTAATAATTGTGCATTCGTATCTACTAAAACATTAAAAGAAGATTATTCAAAACCATTTTGTTTTCTAATGGATGCCTCTATGTTGGGTGTTGGTGTCGGTTTTGATACTAAAGGTGCAGGTAAGATCGTAATTAAAGGTGTAAATCGTAATAGAAATGAAGAAATATTTATGATACCTGATACAAGAGAGGGTTGGGTAGAATCACTTCGTTTATTATTAGAGAGTTATTTTCACGGAACATCACCAATAGAGTTTGATTATAACCAAATAAGAGATTTAGGTGAACCAATCAAAGGTTTTGGTGGAGTGAGTTCAGGTCCTGAACCACTAAAAGAAATTCATAATGATATTAGAAAAGTATTAGATAAGAATAGTGGAGAACCAATCACAATAACTACAATTGTTGATATTATGAATCTTATAGGAAAATGTGTTGTAGCGGGAAATGTTCGTAGAACTGCTGAAATAGTTTTTGGTGACCCTGACTCAGAAGAATATTTAGATTTAAAAAATTATAAAGTAAATCCACATAGAGAAATGTTTGGGTGGACATCTAACAATTCTATCTTTGCAGAACTTGGTATGGATTATACAGAAGCAGCAAAAAGAATCGTAGATAATGGTGAACCAGGATTTGCTTGGTTACAAAATATGAGACATTATTCTCGTATGAAAAATGGTGGTGATGATAAAGACCATAGAGTGGCTGGTGGTAATCCTTGTCTTGAACAATCACTTGAATCATATGAGTTATGTTGTTTAGTAGAAACATTTCCAAACAATCACGATTCATTAGAGGACTATCAAAGAACATTGAAATATGCTTATCTGTATGCCAAATCGGTAACACTTGGTAGAACACATTGGTCAGACACTAACAGAGTTATGTTAAGAAATAGACGGATTGGATGTTCAGTAAGTGGTGTTGCTCAGTTTATAACAAATCGAGGATTAGATGAACTTAGAAATTGGTTGGAGAGCGGCTATGATACAATACAAGAGTGGGATAAGATGTATTCAGATTGGTTTGCAATACCACGTTCCATTAAAACTACTTCAGTTAAACCAAGCGGCACAGTTTCCTTATTGGCTGGTGCTACTCCAGGTTTACATTATCCCGAAAGTCGTTTCTATATTAGGAGAGTAAGATTATCAAAACAATCTGAATTAATAGAACCATTAAAAAAAGCAAATTATACAATAGAACCAGCATTTGGTTCAGAAGACACTACTATGGTAGTGGAAGTACCAGTAGATGTGGGTGAAGGAATTAGGACTGCGAGTGAGTTATCCATATGGGAACAATTCAGTTTAGCAGCATTTATGCAACGACATTGGGCAGATAATCAAGTAAGTTGTACAGTTACATTCGACCCAGAAGCAGAAGCTGATGAAATTGCACCTGCTTTAAACTATTTTCAATATCATTTGAAAGGTATTTCTTTACTACCAAGACACAACTATGGTGCTTACAAACAAATGCCATATGAAGCAATAGATGAAAAAACATATCATTTTGAAGCAGAAAGACTTGGTAAGTTATATTTTGGTGTAATTAAAAATGAAGAAGCAGAAATAGACAAGTTTTGTAATAACGATAACTGTGAAATACCAGGCGAAACTATAAAAAAAGCTTGACTTGAACTGGTTTTTATTCGTATATTCATACATGAAATTAAAGAGGTATAGCTATATATCAAAATATCTTTTATCAATATAAGAGACGAAGAATACATATTTGGGATGATCAAAAGGGATATTCAGTACACCCTTTTAGTCAATATGCATATGTAAAGGATACTAAAGGAACATATACATCTTTATATGGTGATAAAGTAAGGAAATTACCTATCAGTAGAATAGGCGAAACCGATACAGCTTTTGAATCGGATGTGTTGCCAGAAATTAGGTTTTTGGTAGATAGTTATACAGATTCAGATGAGGTATCAGAGGGTCATAAAGTTATGTTCTTTGATATTGAAGTAGAGGTTACACAAGGATTTCCTGATGTAAATAAAGCTGAAAATACAATTACTTCTATTGCTTTATATGATGAATTGACTAAACAATATTATTGTTATGTTCTTGACAAAGAGGATAAAGTCAATCCAAATCAATTTGGTGAAACAACTGTTATTAAGTTTAAAGATGAAAGAGACTTACTAACTGCATTTTATCAAAAATATCTTGAAATATCACCAACAATTATAAGTGGTTGGAATAGTGATAGATTTGATGTTCCATATCTTTATAATCGGTCTCGTCTGTTGTTAGGAGATGAAGTAGCTAATTGTCTTTCACCAATAGGAATCGTAGAATTTCAGAAATATAAAGGAACATATAAGATTGCAGGTGTAGCTTCACTTGATTATCTTGAATTATATAAGAAACTTACATTTGGTGAAAGGTCGTCATATCGATTAGATGATATTGGTAAGTTAGAGGTTGGTATAAATAAAGTATCTTATGAAGGCACACTTAATGATTTATATGATGGTGATAGAAATAGGTTTGTAGAATATAATATAAATGATGTTATTATTCTTGAGAAACTTGATGCAAAGTTAGATTTTATTGGTATTGCTAGAGCTATTTGTCATTTGGGTCATGTTCCATATGAAGATGTATATTATTCATCAAGATTCCTCGAGGGTGCTATTCTTGTGTATCTTAAAAAGGTTGGTATTGTAGCACCAAATAAAGTAAAAGCAAATAAACAATTGATGGATGGTAAGGATAAGTTTGCAGGTGCATATGTTCAAGACCCACAAAAGGGTAAACACGAATGGGTGTATGACTTAGATATCACAAGTATGTATCCGTCTATTATTATGAGTTTAAATATATCTCCTGAAACTAAGTTGGGTAAGTTAGATAGTTGGGATGTAGAATCATTTCTTAAAGGTGTGGATAAGACATATAGTGTTAAGGATAAGAATGGTAAAGAGAGTGCTAAACTAACTACAGCAGAGTTCAAGAATTTTTTGAAAGATAATAATGTATCTATATCTACTAATGGTGTGTTATATACACAAGATAGAAAAGGTCTTATACCGACATTGTTAGAAAAGTGGTTTGATGACAGAGTTCAGTTTAGAAAGTTAGCAAAGAAATTTGCAGATAGTGGTGATAAAGAGAAATATGCATACTTTGATAGACGACAATATATTCAAAAGGTTGTTCTAAATTCACTATATGGTGTGTTGGGATTACCCGTATTTCGTTTCTATGATATAGATAATGCTGAGGCAACGACGACAACGGGTGTAGAATTAATTAAATATACCAGAAGTATGGTTAATCATTATTACAATTCAGTAGTAGAAGATAAAGAAGATTATTGTATTTATATTGATACAGATTCAGTTTTTTATTCTGCTATTCCTATCATTCAGAAGAAATATCCACACATAGATATTAAAGATGAAAATTTAATGACTTCTAAGATTTTGGAAATTGCATCAAGTGTTCAGAAATATTTAAATGATTCATATGATTTATTTGCTAAGAAGTTTTGTAACATAGATGAACATAGATTTGAGATTAAGCAGGAATTGATTGCTAAAAGTGGGTTATTTGTTACAAAAAAACGATATGGTATGAAGATTATTAATGATAATGGTGTTAAGGTAAATAAACTTCACGTAAAAGGTTTAGATATTGTTCGTTCAAGTTTTCCAGCGGCTTTTAAAGAATGTTTAACTAAAGTATTAGAAGATATATTAGCAGATGTTCCTAAAATAAAAATTGATGAGTTTATTTTAAACTTTAAAAAATCTATGAAGTTAAAAAAATATGACACGATAGCAATGCCAACTTCAGTTAAAAATGTGAAAAAGTTTGTTCAAATTACTGATGGTTTCATAACTCCAAAAAAAGGAGCTCCTGTTCATGTTAAGTCAGCAATAAACTATAATAACTTTTTAGTTATCAATAAATTAAATAAAAAATATCCTCCAGTTGGTAATGGAGAAAAAATTAAGTGGACTTATTTAAAAGATAATCCGTTGAAATTTGATACTATATGTTATAAAGGTCATGAAGACCCAAAACAAGTATTGGATTATATAAAACAATATATTGATACGGATAAAATCTACAAACAAGCACTTAGTAAAAAAGTAAAGATGCTATATCAAGCATTACAATGGGAAGAACCAAATGATGATTTTGGTTTTAATAAATTCTTTTAATTTGGAGAAATAAAATGATACTTATATATATGTATATAAAGGAGTTACATAATGGATAAACAAACGTTGATGGGATTTGTCAACAGGTTTTACTTGGGTGGTCAGACACAATCTGCACCTATAGTTTCAACAAAAGATACTCTTAGTTGTTCATTCATCAATTCAGCAAAAAGTTGTGTTGGTGATATTGTTCTATCTAAGAATGGTTTCGGTGATTATGAAATGGGTCTCTATGAGATTCAAGACTTAATTAAGTTACTGAATGTTTTGGATGGAGAGTTGGTTGTTGAAGCTAATGAAGTTGGTGATATTGTGTCTCAATTAGTTATTAGTCAAAAGAGTAATAGCACTAAAGTCAATTATGGATTGGCTCGTCTTGATGTGGTTTCTAAGAAACCCGATCTGACGAATGTTCCAGAATTTGATTTAGAATTAAAAATAGATAAGCAATTCATCAGTTCTTTTGTTTCAGGCAAAGGTGCTTTGAGTGATGTTTCTACTTTTGCAATCCTATCGGATGGTGTAGAAGCAAAAATTGTAATCGGTTACAGTTCAAGTACACAATCAAATAAAGTAACTATTCCTGTAGAAACTAAGAAAATGTCTTCACTTGATGATGCTGTTTTCTTTGATGCAGATACTTTTAAAGAAGTTCTAACTGCAAATAAAGATTGTGAATCAGCAACTCTTTATGTTTCAAGTGTAGGTTTAGCAAAAGTTAATTTCAAAGTAGATGATTTTGATTCTACTTATGTCTTGGTAGCAAAAACAACTGTAGACTAATGGAACAATATGTAGATAAATCAAAAGTTTATCTGCGGGAAATAGATAAGAAAACTGCGAAGAGGATGATTGTAGTAAATCATTATTCGCATAAGTTTTCTTCTTGTAGGTATGCCATAGGTATATTTTATAAGTCAGAAAACCCACATCCTTTTTTTAAGGATATGAGTGAAGAAAAACTTGTTGGTTGTATGACTTATGGCTACCCTGTAGGAAGATCGGTAATGAGGTCTATTTTCAAGGATGAAGATATCTTGCAGACAAAAAATATTTTGGAATTGACAAGATTATTCATTCATGATGATTATGGAAAGAATATTGAATCTTATTCTATTGCACAATCATTCAAATGGTTAAAGAAGTATGATGAAGATGTTAAGGTATTAATCAGTTATGCAGATCCCGATAGATTACACTTGGGTGGTATTTACAAAGCCACCAATTGGATGTATCAAGGTGCAGGATTGAATTTAATGCCAAATTATTCGATATCATTAACTAATCCATATGAGTGGATACATAGTAGAACGGTTTCAGCTACTTGGGGAAGTCATAATGTAGAGAAGTTGAAAGCAGCTATAGGATACTCATTTTGGAGAAGAAAAGAACCAGATAAACATCGTTATATTTATTTCATAGGAAATAGAAAAGAAAATAAGAAGTTTATAAAGAATTTAAAATATGAATCAAAACCATATCCAACAGATGCTGAAGAGTATGTTTCACCAGTAGAGGAAATTAAAGTGGAAAGTAAATTATGAATAAATTATTAATAGCACTAGCATTATCAGTAATAGGACACATAATAGCATTTTTTCATATGAATGGACAATTCAGGTGGGAATGGATGAAATCACAATGGTATATTTTATTAATGGGAATACCAATTAGTTATTTATTTTATTATTCAACAAGATTTTCATATGAATATTTTGGGTATTTTTGGAATATAAGATTAATTGGATTTGGTATGGGAACACTAATATTTGGTTTATTGACATGGGGAGTATTAGGAGAAATGCCTAATATGAAAGTTATGGTAAGTTTAGCTTTAGCATTAGTAATAATTTTAATACAATTAACTAACGTAGTGAATTAGATGAATATAGCAATATTCGGAGATAGTTTTGCAAATGGAGAAACTGGTCTTCTAAATCACCTAAGTCATACAGGATTAACACAATACTTTATTGATGATGAACATTTTGTAGTTAATTTTTCAAGACAAGGAAATCGAAATCATGATATAGGTATGGTGGAAGATTATACATTTTACCTAAGACAAAATCCACATTTAAAATTTGATATTGCTTTTGTTTTTGAAACCGAACATACCCGAAACTCTTCAAATTGGATTCAATATTTAAGAGATGGTGGGAGTGTTAGAGAAGTAGATATTCATATGGCTAAAGAATATTATAAATTATTAGGAGAAGCACAATCTATTTATAATGTTCCAATTTATTTGATTGGTGGTGTTGCTGATACTTTAGAACCAAGTGTAGTTGAAGAATATGGAATTAAATGTATATGTCAAAGCACAGTAAATTTGGTGATGACAGGAGAACATACAATTGAAGAGCCAGTAAAGTCTTTTGTATATCCTTTACCAATGTTTATGAAAGAGATGGCAGAAGTAATAGATGATAAGGAATATTTTTTAAAGATAGAGAAAATGGGTAGTGATAGATATCAGCTGATGTTAGATAATCCAAAATATTTTTATCCTGATGGTGTTCATCCAAATAGAGTAGCTTATAAAGTTTTATATGAATATTTGAATGAGGTAGTTTGATGAAAATAGGAATAGTAGGACAAGGTTATGTGGGAACTGCAATTAAGGTTGGATTTGAACCACATTATACTGTAGAAACATATGATAAGTATGATGGTTTTAAAAGTACCGTTCAATTATTTGATTTAGTTGCAGAGTGTAAAGTTATATTTGTATGTGTTCCAACACCAATGAATACAGATGGAACTTGTCATACAGATATAGTTGAGAGTGTTATAGAAGAAATAGATAAATGGGTAAGTAGTTATCACAAAGACATTAAACCAACTGTAGTAATTAAATCTACAGTTCCACCTGGCACAACAGATAGACTACATAAGAAATATAAAAACGTTGATGTTATATTCAATCCAGAATTTCTTACAGAAGCTAATTTTCTTGAAGATTTTAAGAATCAGAATAGAATTATATTAGGTGGTATTCGTAGAGGAACTACTAAATTAAGACAAGTCTATAGTAAAGTATTTCCACACGCAACAATCGTGAAGACAAATGCAAAGTATGCAGAAACTGTAAAGTATTTCATCAACTGTTTCTTAGGAACTAAGGTATCATTCGCTAATGAGATGAAGATATTATGTGATGAGATAGATATTGATTATGATAAGGTTGTAGAGTATGCAACATATGATGAAAGACTTGGTAAATCACATTGGGCAGTTCCAGGTCCAGATGGTGATTATGGATTTGGTGGACATTGTTTACCAAAGGATATTTCAGCTATAGTAAATGAATATGATGATATGAAACTACTACAAGTTGTATTGGATGTTAATAACAAAGTAAGAAAAAATAGAGATTGGGAAAAAATGAAAGGAAGAGCTGTAGTATGAAAGAGCACACTTTATGGGTTGAAAAATATCGACCAGCTAAGTTAGAAAATTATGTAGGTAATGAACATTTAAAAGCAAAGGTGAGTGGATATCTAAAAACTAATGATGTTCCACATTTACTTTTATATGGAAGAGCAGGAACAGGTAAAACTACACTTGCTAAATTAGTTGTTAAGAATATTGAGTGTGATTACCTATATATTAACGCATCTGATGAGAATAGTGTAGATACAGTTCGTAATAAGGTGAGACAATTCGCATCTACGATAGGTTTCAAGGATATGAAAGTAATTGTCTTAGATGAGTGTGATTACATCACACCTAACGCTCAAGCGGCTTTGCGTAATCTTATGGAGACTTTTAGTAGACATTGTAGGTTTATCCTAACTTGTAACTATGTAGAAAGAATTATTGATCCAATACAAAGTCGGTGTCAAGTATTTGAAATTATACCACCAAATAAGAAAGATACTGCAATACACCTTGTTAAGATATTAGAACAAGAAAAATTAAAGTATAATGCTGAAGATATTAAGGTTTTAATTGATAGTAGTTATCCTGATATAAGAAAGATTATAAATGCTACACAACGAAGTGTGGTTGATGGTGTAGTTGTTTTAGATAAACAAAGCACTATACAAAATGACTATAAATTAAAGGTATTAGATATTTTAAAAGTTCAGGATAAGAAAACTGCTTTCGGAAATCTAAGACAATTATTAGCTGATAATGCTATCAGAGACTATTCAGATTGTTTCAGATTATTGTATGATAATGTGGATGAGTATGGAACAGGTCACATAGCAGAGGTAATTATAATATTAGCTAGATATGAACAATCAGATACACAAGTAGTCGATAAAGAAATAAACTTTATGGCTATGTTAATTGAATTATTAGGAGTAATCAAATGAGTATGCACCCAATGGGACCAATGAAAAAACCAAAAACACAAGTCAAGGTAGATTTAGGACAAGCTGAAACTATGAAGTGTGATAAATGTTCAAATTATTTGTTCATTACATCGTTTGTCTTGAAGAAAATATCAGCACTAATATCACCAAATGGACAAGAGGGAATAGTTCCTATCCAAGTTTATAGTTGTGGTAATTGTGGACATGTTCCAGCAAAATTACTTGAAGGAAGTGATGTTACAGGTAAAGAACTTGGCCAAGAAAAAACAGACAATTAAACGGAAGGGTGTATTTGATTATTTAAATCAAATCACAAAACATCAGAAAAAAGGATTTTGGGAATCACTTTCTGATGAAGACAAAAAGGGTTGGTCTACATTTCTTGTAAACCGATTCTTATCAATGAGATCAGATTTCCTACCCATAGTGAATGAGGTTCAGAAGTATAGCTTGAAACCAGAATTGATTTACAAGACATACATGGATATTATTCCAAAAGGAAATTATTACTTGAGATATATCAAGGGAAAGAAGAAGAAGAATATGGATTACCCAAATTGGATGATTAACGTGGTCAGTAATGACTTACAAGTCAGTAAAAGAGAAGCAATTGATGCTATCGAAATGTATATGTTAACTGAAGCAGGACAACAAGAACTGTCAGAACTAATACAGAAATTCGGTGTTGATAAAAAACAGCTTAAATCAGTTGGATTGTATTTTGAATCAAGTGGAACAGACATAAGAACAATTGGCTGATTTCAAGGATTACATCGTTGAGTTAGTTCCCCGAATGGCTATACAGGAGTTTATAGAACACTACCATTATAGTCATAGTTGTAATGGTATACAAGGTTTAGAATGTTTTGCACTATTTGCACCAGGTAATTTTGGTATACCCAGAATGGTAGGTGCTATGATGTATGCTATACCATCTATGCCAAATACTGCTAAAGCATATAATCCAATACATCCTAAAAAATGTATTGAGTTAAGAAGATTAGTCTGTTTAGATGAAGCACCTAAGAATAGTGAAAGTTTCTTTATAGCTCAAACTATAAAATGGTTAAGACAGAATACAGATTATGAAGTCATTATTTCATTTGCAGATAAACAACATGGACACACAGGAGTTATTTACAGAGCTAGTAACTTTGAGTTTATTGGTGAAACTGGTGCAGGTAGAGTTCTGATGGTTGATGGTAAAGAGTATCATAGTAGGTCTCTAAGTCAACCAATCAAACCATACAGTAGAAGAATACGTGCAAGATGGGAAGCAAAGGATCCTGATGTATTCTTTAAGAAGAGAAAGAGTAAAAACAGATATGTTTATTACTTGAATAAAGGTATTAAAAAGAAAATAAAGAAGTTTAATCGTGAAAAGAATTAGTTACAGTCAATATAGTCAATGGGCTGTATGTCCTCATAAATGGAAACTAAATTATATAGATGAGTTAAGAACATTTAAGGGTAACATACATACCTTATTTGGTTCTGCTATGCATGATGTATTACAGACATATCTAACTGTAATGTATAATGACAGTATTAAAAAAGCTGATGCTTTACCATTAGCAAATATGTTGTTACATAGGATGAAAACCTATTATAAAGATATAGTAGAAGATTTACATGGTGAAGAGATATCAAGTCAAGAAGAAATGCAAGAGTTCTATGAGCATGGATTAGCTATAATAGAGTGGTTCGTAAAGAAAAGGTCTATGTATTTCAGTAAGAAGGGTTATGAATTAGTTGGAGTTGAAGTTCCAATTGATTATGATTTACCAAACAAGATTAAGTTTGTTGGTTATATTGATGTTTTAATCTACGATACTGTAAGAGAAAAGTATAAAATCATAGATATCAAGACTTCTACTATGGGTTGGAACAAGTGGGCTAAAGCAGATAAAACAAAGACAGATCAATTATTATTATACAAACAGTTCTATGGTGCTCAACATGATATACCCTTAGATAAGATAGATGTAGAATATTTTATAGTTAAAAGAAAACTTTATGAGAAATTAGATTGGCCACAAAGAAGAGTTCAAACATTTGTACCAGCAAATGGAACACCAAGTATCAATAAAGTTACTAATAACATAAAAGCTTTTATAGATGAATGTTTTATTGATGGAGAATATAACCAACCACATATTTATAGGAAAGAAGCATCAAAGAAGAACTGTCGGTTCTGTGAGTTTAATCAAACTGAATATTGTGATGCTGGAGTCAAATAAAATATGTATGATAAATTTAACATAAGTCTAAGATTACCAATACATCAATTTCTTAATCAGAAATCTGAAGAAATGGTTGTTGATAAAATAAAAGAGTGTTACTCTAAGATTAACACATCTTGGACATTAAAGGTTTGGATGGATTCTGATATTGTTGATGCTCAAGATGTTGTAGAATTTGCAGAAAAATATGAAGATATTTTTAAACATAGAACATCATTTACATCAAAAGATAAAGTGTATGCAAATGATTATGTTTTGTTTGAAATAGTAGATCCTAACAATAGATTACCAAATCAAGAAAAATTTAACAGAAGTAGATATATTTACAAAACTCAAGTTGGAGAATTGATACCAAAAGGATTAGATGAATACATAAAAATATCTAATTTTATTTTAAGTGTTAACCAACGAAAGGCATACGAAACATCGAGACCATCAAGATAGCAATAATAGGTTCAAGAACCTATACTAACAAACTAAAAGTAAAAGATTTTATATTTAAACTCAAAGAAGAACATGGAGAGTTTATAGAAATTGTTAGTGGTGGGGCTAAATTTGGTGCAGATAAATATGCAAAAGAATATGCATTTGAATTTGGTGTAAAGTATACTGAATTTCCACCATATCATGAACCACACAATTCTTATTGTATAGAGAGTCAATTTAAATACGGCAAAGAATATAACGTTAAACATTTTTTTATCAGAAACGAAGCAATAATAAAGTATTCAAATGGAGTTGTTGCTTTTATTACTAATGGGGAATTAACATCAGGGACTGCAAATGCAGTAAATCACGCAAAAAAACACAAGAAAAAAGTTGTGTTTATTTCTTAATATATTTATATTTATATATATGAATATACGAATGGAGTTTTAATTATGGAAAGCAAATTAACATCGGTAAAAGTTCTTATCGACTTATACAAGAAATTTAAAGGGCTAAGTATTGAAGAGGAATTTACTCTTCAAAAATTAGTTAATCGTTCAATGGATTTATATTGTTCGGATGTAAAATTTCAAGAACAAATCATGACCTATACTAACTTAATTCAAAGTGGTAGTAGGTACTAAAATATGGCTAAAAAGAAAATAATGTTATTATCCGACGACTTGAGAATGTCAAGTGGTGTTGGAACAATGTCAAGAGAATTCGTTATAGGAACAATAAAAGATTTCGACTGGGTTCAAATTGGTGGTGCAATAAAACATCCCGAAGAAGGTAGAGTGGTAGATATATCGGATTCTATCAATAAAGATTATAATTTAAAAGATGCATATCTAAAAATATATCCTATTAGTGGTTATGGAAATCCCGAAATTTTAAGAAGTATTATGTCTGTAGAAAAGCCTGACGCAATTCTACACTATACCGACCCAAGATTTTGGAATTGGTTATATCAAATGGAACATGAACTTAGACAAAGTATTCCTATCTTTTATTATAATATATGGGATGATTTACCTTATCCTCATTGGAATGAACCTTTTTATGAGAGCTGTGATTTGATGATGAATATTTCACGACAAACAGTTAATATTGTAGATAAGGTATGTGTAAATAAACCAAGAACAGATTGGGATAACACATATGTTCCTCATGGAATAAATCATAAAGTATTTTATCCAATAGATGCATTACATAAAGAGTATGATAAAGTTAAACAATTTAAAAATCACATAACAGGTGGTCAAGATTTCGAATATATTGTATTTTGGAATAACAGAAATATTCGTAGAAAATTACCTGGTGATGTTATAATGGCATTTAAACAATTTTGTGAGTTAATTGGTGAAGAAAAAGCTAAAAAGTGTGCTTTGATAATGCACACACAGCCAGTAGATGATAATGGAACTGATTTACCTAAAGTAGTTGAGAAACTATTACCAAAACATATGAAAGTTATATTCTCAAATGAGAAATTAGATAACCAACAAATGAATTACATATACAATACAGTAGATGTTACAATTAATATTGCATCAAATGAAGGATTTGGATTGGGAACTTGTGAATCGTTAATGTGCGGGACACCTATCGTTGTTAATGTTACAGGTGGATTACAAGATCAATGTGGTTTTAAGAAAGAAGATGGTTCATATTTAACGGTAGACGATTACAATGATGATTTCCAATCCAATCATAGAGGGAAATATAAGGAGCATGGTGAATGGGTGTTCCCAGTATTTCCCTCTAATATTTCATTACAAGGTTCACCACCCACACCATATATCTATGATGATAGATGTAATTCGGAAGATGCAGCAGAAGGATTAAAATACTTCTATGATATGGGTGAAGAAGAGAGAAAAGAATGTGGTGAGAAGGGATTAGAATTTGTTAAGACAGAAGAGATAGGTATGACAGCAGAGAATATGAGCAACCGATTCATCAAAGATATGAATACTGCATTCGAAAAGTGGACACCACGTAAACGATACACTTTATATAAGGCATAGGAGTTATAATGACAAAACCATTTATTTTATTTCAAGGGCCTGTTGCAACACGAAGTGGATATGGAGCACACGCAAGAGATCTTGTTTTAGAATTATTAAAAACTGATAAGTATGATATTAAAATAGCGTCTCTCCGTTGGGGAAATACGCCAATGAATGCATTGAATGATCAGAATCCTGATCATAAACTTATATTAGATAATATGATATATGAAGGTAAGTTAGACAAACAACCAGATTTGCACATACAAGTTACAGTCCCTAATGAATTTCAGCAGGTTGGTAAAAAGAATTTGGGTATTACTGCAGGTCTCGAAGCAACTGCTATTCCTAAACAATGGGTTGATGGAATGAATAGGGTGGACTTAAATATAGTTCCAGCTGAGTTTGTTAAAGAAATGATTGAACATACCCAATATGAAGAAAAGAAAGGTAAAGAAGTAGTTGGTGTTCATAAAGTTAATAAACCTATAGAAGTTTTATTTGAGGGTTACGATGAAAAAATTTATGGTAAGACAAAAGAATTTAATCAAGAATTACTTGATGAGTTTGATAAAATCAGAGAACCATTTTGTTTTTTATTTACAGGTCATTGGTTAAGTGGTAATATGACTGAAGATAGAAAAGATGTTGGTATGTTAATTAAAACATTTATCGAAACCTTTAAGAATAAAGGTAAAAAGAAAAGAGCAGCATTGATTCTAAAAACAAGTAGCGCTACATTTTCAGTAATAGATAGAGAAGATATTTTGCAAAAGATTAGAACTATCAAAAATAGTGTAGAAGCTAAGATATTTCCAAGTATTTATTTACTACATGGTGATTTGGAAGATGAAGAGATGAATCAGTTATATAATCATCCTAAAGTAAAGGCTCACGTTTCATTTACACATGGTGAAGGATTTGGCAGACCATTACTTGAAGCATCATTAACAGGCAAACCAATTATATATTCTGCTTGGAGTGGACATTTAGATTTTCTACCACCAAGTATGAGCACTGCACTTGAGGGAACTTTAGTTAAAACACCATCTGGTGCATTTCCAAAAGATATGTTTGTTGATGGTATGGCTTGGTTTGGTGTAAACTATAGTAAAGCTTCAGCAAAGATGAAAGATGTATTCTTAAACTATAAGAAATATACACCTATATTTAATCAGTTAGCAAAAACAAATAAAGTTAAATTCACAAGGTCTAAGATGGGTGAAAAGTTTGTTGAGATAGTTGATAGAATGGTTGGTGAAGTTCCACAAGCAGTAAGTCTTAAATTACCAAAATTAAAGAAAATATCAGGTGGTCAAACAGGTGCAATCAAACCACCACAAGAAAAACCAAAAGTTAAAGATGTTATAAAACTACCTAAACTGAGGAAAATGTAATGGAAAGAGTAATAGTTTGTCCAGTATGTCATGACACAGATTCTTGTTTTGAAGAGGTGCAGGATAACTTTAGTAGTTATATGTGTTTTAATTGTGGTTTTATGAGTGATACAAGATATAGGGTTGGTAGTGTAGAGTTGGTTGATAATATGAATCAAAGCCCACAGTTGGTACAAGATTTACAATATCATGATGAGAAGAAAGGTATTGTTTGGTTTCCCTGTGTTATTAATATGGGTGAGTTAGGTATAATTTATCCTGATGAAGATACAAGTGTTGTTGAGGCTTCATATACACATGGCAATAAGAAAAAATATGTTTGGAAATATGCTAAAGTAGCAGAAATACCAGAAAAAGAACGTGCTAAGTATGATAATTATGATAAGAGACTTGATGTAGAAAATGCACAAGTATATAGTAAACATGAATTTTTTAAAGCATGTCAAGATATGGGAATAATTAAAGACTTGAAAGTAAAAGATGGCATTTCTCCCGAAACACAGAAGTAGAATATTAAATAAAGTACCTGTCGCTAAGAGTGGAATACAGAACGGAACTATAATAGAATTTCGTTACAAAAAAAAAGATGGTAGCGGTGGTTTGTATATGGCTATTGTGTTGAGTGTCTGGCCACCAGCTGGTGGTATATCAGAAAAAAAGATACATTCATTATCTATGGATTATATTTCTGATAATCATTTAAGAAGATTTGTTAAACGAATTGGACAACCATCGGTAGATGAAGACGTTAGAACACAAACTGGAAAAGAAATAAGTAAATTCATGTTACCAGAGGGTCGTCAAGCACCAAAAAGATTTTACAAAATAAAATTAGATAAGATACCAGGAATTGTAGAAGAAGCATATAGGACATTTAATTTAAAGAATATGAGTCAGATAAAACAATTAGATTATGATTTTAAAAATCTAATACCATCAAGGTTTTTAGGAGAGGCTCCTGAGTGAAGATCAGTTACGGCATAACCGTTTGTAACGAAGAAACTGAGATACAAAGATTAGTTACATTTTTATTAAAACACAAAGAGTTACAAGATGAAATAGTAATCACCTATGATTCTAAGAATGGTTCTAAAGGTGTAGAAGAATACTTGAGAACACATTCAGTAAATGGTGAGTTTAATTGGCATGGTTTTGATTTCAAAGGAAACTTTTCAGATTTGAAAAATCATACAATATCTATGTGTAGTGGTGATTATATATTTCATTTAGATGCAGATGAAATCCCACATGAAATATTGATGGAACAATTACATACAATTTTAGAAATGAATGATGTAGATTTGGTTTGGATACCAAGAGTAAATACAGTTGAAGGCCTCACCGATGAGTGGACACGAAAATGGGGTTGGAGAGTATCAGAAAAAAATTGGGTAAATTATCCAGATTACCAAGCAAGAGTATTTAGAAACAGAGAAGATATTAGGTGGACTCGTAAGGTTCATGAGTATATTGACGGTTGTAAAACATATGCACATATACCACCACACGAAGAATTAAGTTTATATCATCCTAAAACATTAGAAAAACAGATAAAGCAGAATGAATTTTACCAAAGTATTTGAATTTGAATCTCTGATTGGAGATGTTTATGGTGTTTTCAAATATGAAGATTTCATAGAGGTTTCAGATTCTACATTTTCCCAAAAAATAAAAGAAAAAAATAGTCGTTATGGTGAAGAGAACCACACTCGTACCGTTTATAAAATTGATGATTTTTATATCAAGGTTTGGGATGTAGATTATATCAGAGCAAATACAATATCAGCTGCATTCGCAAGTGGTTTCTATGATAGCACAATCATTCCTAACTTCGTTGGTTTACTATATGATGAAAACAATAACTGTAGAGGTTACATAGCTAAAGAATCTACACCATCAGAAGAACATTTTGAAGAACTTTTCAAAAGAATAAAATTAAAAACTATAAATACTAATTACTTTGCTTACGATTTTTGTAAAAACCACACATATGAATTTGAAGGAAAGCCAACTCTAATAGATTTAGAGGGAATATATCGTATAGATGAGTATGATAATCTTTCTAAACACCACTATGAAACTTACCTTTCAGCTGGAAATTTTATAGAGGATAATACTTATAAAACATTTATTGAAAATTATACATCATTAATACCAATTAACTTAGAAACTTTTTTTGATATGAAATTACAACATGGTAGTGGTGGCAAAGAAATAATTCATAATGATAAGAAAATCACAACTGTTGGTGAAGCTGTAAGATATTTTTCAGAAGAGGAGAATAGAAAAGAAGCAGAAAGTAAGTTAGATAGTAAAAATCATCAGTATTGGAATTGTATGTGGGCTGAGTTTAAAAGAGATGCTGGAGATCACCACGCATTGGGTTGGGAAAATATGACTAAAGAATATTATGATTCTTTAGAATCAATGCCAGATGATGAGATACAGTTAGCATTGATAGAAAATCCTGTAGAGTTTTATGGTGGTATTTTAAAACATGGATATCATAGAGGAGTTGCTATGATGGGTAGAATACTTAATGGTAAGGAGTATATTCCATTTTATATACCTAAACAAACCATATCCAATCCTATATCCAATGTTAATTTTATTGAAATGATGGATATAATGGGATTTTCGAAAGAAGAGTATGCAATATGTAATAGTGCTATCTTAGCAGTTATGGGAGTGGATGCAAGAAAGAATAAGAATGGTGATTTAGATTTAGTATTCAGTAGTAAGTTGAGGAAACAAATCGAAGATGAGAATATAGAGTTACCAAAAGAGATACATCCATTTGGTAAAGATAGTGGTAAATTTAGATTCTTTGGTTGTAAAGATGATGATGATTTAGTTTATAACTATTCTGTAAATATTAATGGTTATAACTTTGCAGAACCAAGATTTTATTTTAGTAGAATGCATATGGTAAAACCATCAGCACACAGAAGTTTAGAAGAAAATAGGAAGATAAAGGAAGAAGGTAAAGCTGGTGTAGATAAGTTTATAGAGAAGAAAAGTTATCAAGGATATCCATTTCATTTGATTACTCAAGAACAATGGGGATTCAACTTGATACAGGAAGTAGAATGAACGATATATTTTTAGCATTTGGTGATTCCTTTACTTGGGGCCATGGATTACAATACTATGATTGGATAAAAAATAGTAAAATGTCTAAGGAAGAAATAAAAGATTTTTTGTTAGAAGACCAACAATCTCAACATCATCAATGGGTAAATTTTGATTTTAAATGTTCTGCTGCAGATT